TGCGCTGCGCGCTGCTGCCCAAGCTGCTGGGCGGCCAGCGTATCCACATCCACGCCGTTAATGCGAATCTTGCCCGTCAGTTCCGCTTCCTGCATCCGGCGCTGCTGTTCCAGCTGCTGTGCTTCAACCGTCTGTCCGAAAATCGGACGCTCGCCAATCGGCACGCCAGCATCGTTATAGACAATCTCCGTCCCAATCTGTACTCGGCCAGATGCCTGTCGTTCTGCTGATGCCAACCGCTCACGGTCTACCGCAATACCCTGCGTCCGCAAACGGTCCTCTACCGCCAGCTGGTCACGCTGGAAGGCATCGCGTGCCTCGCGGTCTGCCACGCGCTCGTCAAGCTCATCACCGCGCAGCGCCGCCTCTTGCTTCAGCGCATCCTTGCGGTACTCAATCTCTGCCTCGTCGCGTGCCTTAGTAAGTCCAATCGTCTGGCCAGACCGTTCGTAGTCCTTCTCAATCTGGTCGGCGCGCAGGTCAAGTTCGCGCGTTGAGACGCCCAACTGCTGAAGCCGTGCGTCTTGCTGTTCCTTGAGCGTGCGGACGAACCGCTGCTCCTCGACATTGAGCGTGGACTCAAACTGCTGCTGCCTCTGCCCCAGCTCCTTGAGCTGGATGGCCTGTTGCGCTTCCTGCAAGCGGCCTTCCTGCGCCAGCCGGTTCTCGGCGATTTGCTGCTCGTTCCGGCCCAGCTCCCCGCGCAACGCCAGCTCCTCGCGGTTGAACCCGAGCTGCTGCCCGAACTGCTCCTGCTGGGCGGCCAGTCGAGCCTCTTCAATCGTGAGGCTCCGGCCCTGCAACTGCGCCTCCTGCTGGAGCTGCTGCGCCCGGAGACCCAGTTCACGCTCCTGAATCCCCAACCCACCCAATCCGAGCTGGCGCTGCAAGTCCTGCTGAATATTGAACTGGCGCTGCTGTTCAGCTTGCTGGCGAGCGGAGAGTGTCTGCTGCTCGCCCAAGCTACCAGTCAGTTCGGCCGCCTGAAGCTCCTGCTGACGCTCCCCTCGGATTATCTCGCCCAGCCCAAGGGCCTCGCGGAGACCACGCTCCATCGCCGATTCCTGCCCAGCCTGCTGGGCCTGCGCGGCGGCGAGGGCCTGCCCACTCTCAAACTCGCGCTGCTGCTGGCCGAACTGGGCCCCCTGCAAGCCCTGCTGGAACTCCGCCGCCTGCGCCACGCGATTGGCCTCGAACTGCGCCAAGTCCTGCGACCCGGCCAGCTCGGCGAAGCCCTGCGCGGCCTGCAATGCGGCCAGCCGGTCAGCGGCCTGCGTCTGGGCGGCCTGCTGGAGGAGCTGGGCATCCAAGCCCGCCAGTGCCCGTGCCTGCTGGCCAGCCAAGTCGCCCATGCGCCCACCGCCGATGGACGAGGCGGAGAGGCCACGGCGAGCCAGCTCTTCGTTCAGGCGCTGCTGCTCGGCCCCGTACTCGGCCTGCAAGTTAGCGGCCTGTGCGCCACGAATCTGCTGGAAGGCCTGCGTATCGAAACGGGTCGGCTGCGCCAGCTGCTGCTGCAACGCCCCGAGCATCCCCGTGCGGGCCTGCTGCGCCTGCTGGGAGCCCTCAAAGCGGGCGAAGGGCTGGCCCTGGGGGGCCTGCGGCGCGGGGCGGGCCATGCCCTGCTTCTGGAGCTGGGCGAAGGTCTGGGTGGGCTGGAGGCGCTGTTGCTTCTGCTGCTCCGTCTCATCCTCTGGGGCAGCCTGTTGTCCGAACAGCGTGCCGATGCCCGCCCGACTACCCTGCTTGCCAGCGCCGGTGGTCCCGAACAGGGTAGAATAGCTAGTGGTGGCCATGACTTACCCTCGGCGTGACTGACCGTACTGCTGCACTTCAGCCTGGAACATCGGCATGAGCAGCTCGGCCAAGCGATTCCGCCGCTCCTGCTCCAGCCGCAGCTGCTCCTCTTCCAGCGCCGTCCGCCGCGAGGCAGCCAGCGACTCGGAAATCGCCGACGCGCCGACCGCCAGCGGCTCCACATTCTCCTTGGCAAACCGGCCAGCGGCCATCGCGCCACGGCCAACAGCCCTCGCGCCACCCTTGAGCATGTCGCCAAAGGCGGTGGACTTGGCGGCCTCACCAGCGACTTGCGTGGCGGCAGTTGGAGCAGCCGCAGGTCCGCCAATCGTCACGAATCCGCCACGCGACGGGTCGAATACGCGCTGGGCCACCGTGGAGGAGGCTTGCTGGGCAGCGCCAGCAGCACCGGTCGGCATAAACATGCCCTTCAGCGCCCCAGCGCCCTTCAGCGCCCCGCCAATCAGCGCCGCGTCCCCGGCCACGCCGAGAAGCTGGCCCACGCCGGTCTTCTGCATCCAGTCCATCGTGCGCTTGCGGGCCTTCTCGCCCTTCAGCCGACCGGCCGTCCAACCGGCAATCTTACTCGTGAAGCTGGCCATACTGTCCTCTTAGGGGGTGTCAGGGGTGGGGGCGTCCGGGACAATCGCCGGGCCGCTGTAGGGAACAAACTCGGCGCGGAAGGCGTCAAAGCGATACGCGCTGGTGTCATGCTTATCCGTCTCGAAGGCAATCTTGGCCAGCCGCTCCTGCTCCGCCTGCACCGCGTTGACGAACTGCTGGCAGAGAATCTGGACGGCGAGCGAGGCGGGGGTGTTCGAGGGGGTATTCTGGGACTCCGACATCGTGAGGCTCCTAGCGCGTCTTGCGCTTCATAGCGACCTTGCGCGAGGCCCGCTCGGGCATCTTGCCATAGGCCGACTTGGGGGTAGCCTCAATATACTCTTTAGCGACCTTCTTGGGGATACCGGTCTGGCCCTTCCCCGAGGCGGCGGCGTACATCGCCCGCTGCTGCGCTTTGCTCTTAATCGGCATAGGGTCTCCTTACTTCACGATGGTCGGCTTCCCGCCGACGCCTTGGGGTTGACTGCGCTTACGGCGAACGGCCAGCCGCCGCTTCTCTGGCGACATCCGGGCCGCCTCCGCCTTGGGCCGACACTTGGGGTAGCCCTTGGACGACGTATCCGCCTTGTCCCGGCCACAGGGCGGGTGCTTGCCATCCTTCCCCTTGCGGGAGATGTCCACCCACTCCTCGCCGAACCACTTGCCCAAGCCGCCCTTAGCCATTGTCCGACACCTTGTTGTTGGCCCCCCGCCACCCGCCGCCCATCGCCTTGTACCGCTTGGCGGCGTAGGCGTTGGCGTAGGCCGACGGATACACCTTGAACTTGGCCTTGGCCTCGGCCTTGGCCGCCGCCCACTTCTCCGGGCTGGTCGGGGCCGGACGCTTCAGGGCCACCTTGCGCTTTGGCATTACGCCTCAGGCTCCACCACCGGTTCCTCAACCACTGGCTCAGGCGCAGACGCTTCCACGACAGGCTCCGGCACAGGCACATCCTTCCACGCTTCCTGTGCCAGCGTCAGGTAGTACGGCTCGTCGCCCAACACCGCATCCGTCTGCGGGTCGTGCGGGGCCAGCACACAGCGCCAGTAGGTCTGGCTGATGACTTCGCCGTCCTTCAGCACCTCGGTGGTCTTGCGGACCCCGATGCTCTTGGACGGAAGAATGTTGAACTCGCTGATGAAGACCTTCTCAATAAACTTAGGCATTGGATGTCCTTAGACGTGGTAGGTGAAGGAATAGCGAATAGTGCCAGCACCTGCGTAAAAATCAGCAGCCGTTGACGTGGCGACGACGCCCGTTGATTGGGTCTGCGTCTGTAGAATTGGTGCCGTCGAGTTGTTCACGAGTAGGATGTAATAGACCTTGCCCGCTACGCCGAAATCGTCCACCGACAACGAACCCGGCACTTGATAGGTTGACCGGTTGATGGAGGCAAAGGGCAATCCGCCCATCACCACATCGCCTGACGCGGTGCCTTTCGTCACGGCGATACGGCCCATCACGGTAACCACATTGCCAATTTTCGTGTACACGCCTACGGCTGAAGCTGTCGAGACGGTACCCGGCGTGGTAAACGTCGCGGTCGGCGTAAACTCGCCTTCCTCGTAATCGTCCAGCGTGTTGGCGTCCGAGGAGGCCGACTGCGTGGCGGGAAAGGTGATGCCGTTTGAGACCTGAATGACACCGCCCGACGCATTCTCGGTCGTCGTGCCAACCAGCAACCGCCCCCCGCTCGTGATGCGTGCGCGTTCGGCAATGCCAACACCGTTCTTGAACGTTGCAAACTGCAGATAACCGTCTCTGTTGTTTGCCGTGCCGTTTTCTTTTCTTCCTGAGAGTTTTGCAAACTGAATTGTCGTGTCAGCAAGCCCCCCCAGCGCCAAACTGCCGCCAAAATCTACGGTTTGAGAATCCGTTGTGTATACGCCAATATTGCCACTATTTGCTACTGTAGCATTTAGTGCGTGGACATCTAGCCTTCCCGCCGGACTCGTCGTCCCCACCCCCAAGTTCCCACTCGCGTTCAGCGTCATCTTGGCGTCGCCGAACGAAATGGCGTTCCCGGCGGTGCCAGAGGCGGCGGTGAGCCACGAGTGTGCGCCAGAGATTTGACGATACGCCGACGCGGCGGCAGACGTTACATATACAAAGTTGGCGCTTGCGTCCAAGAACGCATTTTGTGTCAGGTTGACCTGCGATGTTTGGAAACCCGACAACGCGCCACCTGAAAACTGAAACGCCTTCGCATCAGACGACCACGCACTCGGCGTCACCCCGAGGCCGAGGTTGCCGGAAGCGTCGAGGCTTACACGGCTCGCGCTGGCAACGAGGTCGTAAATCTCAAAGATACGGGTGGTGTCGTTTGTTGAGACCGCGTTACCAATGGCCCACATATCGGCGTTCGCATTGACGCCGAAGAAACGCATCGCGGTATTGTTGGTCGAAGCCGAACTGCCACGAATCCGCAGAGCCGTTGCCGATGTGCCAACTACATCCAACGCATAAGCCGGACTCGCCGTCCCGATGCCCACGCGGTTGTTCGTGCTATCGACCTTGAGCGTCGAGGTATCCACCGTCAGGTCGCCGCTGACCGTCAGCGAGGACAGGGTGCCGACCGAGGTAAGGCTGGAGCTGACCACGTTCGCGGCCAGCGTCGTCCCGGTCAGCGTCCCCGCTGGGGCTGTGCCGGAGATGTTCCCCGTCAGGTTCGCGGTGATGGTCCCCGCCGAGAAGTTCCCCGAGCTGTCCCGCGCCACAATCGCGCTGTTCGTGTTGGCGCTGGTGGCCGTGGTAGCCGAGTTGGCGACCTTACCCGCCGTGGAGATGGTGGCAAGGTTGCTATCCGCCAGCGCCGAGCTGAGGGTCAAGGCCCCCGTGCTGTCGGCGATGGTGATGCTGGCCGTGCCGTCCTTAGCCTTGACGTTCGTGACCTCCACGCTGGTCGCGTCCACCGTGGTGGCGTTGACCGTGGTGATGTTCCCGGTCGTCGCGGCCACGGTCGTGAACGTGCCAGCGGCGGCGCTAGAGCCACCGATGGTGGTCCCGTCGATGGTGCCGCCGTTGATGTCGGTCGTGGTCAGCACCGAGGACGCAATGGTCATCACGCCCGTGCTGTTCGCAATCGTGGCGCTGGTGGTGCCGTCGTTGGCCGAGACCGTCCCCGTCTCGATGTCGGTCGCGTTGACCACATCGTCCTTGAGGAGGACGGAGTCGATGGTGACACCAGACCCCGAGGTCGTCTCGTCAATCGTGTTGGTGGTAATCTTCTGGCCAGCCGTCACGATGATGTTATTGGCACCCGTCGTGTTCCCGTTGGCCAGCACCTCGGCCAGCGTGTCCACCGTGGCGACCTTGGCATCCACATACGCCTTGATGCTCTGCTGGGTCGCCAGCGCGGTCGCACTGTCCGAGGCCATATTGTCCTCGTCCAGAATGTTCGTGACCGTCGTGGCCCCAGTCCCCTTGAGGCTGGCAAAGGTGACGAGGCCGGTCGATGTCACCGCCCCCGCCGTAATCGTCCCGGCGCTGAAGTTGCCCGAGGCGTCGCGGAGGACGACTGTGCTGGCCTGATTGTTCGACCGCTCCACGATGCGCGGGGAGGAGAACTCGACGTAGAGGACGCCGTTGTTGGCGTTAGAGCGGAGGACGAAGGCGACGGCCTGGTAGTTGCCCGAGGTCGGCTTGGTCGCCGTGAATCCGCCCGAGGTGTTCGGGTAGAGGATGTCGCCAATCGAAAAGGCATTGGTCGCCACATCCAAGATGAGGCCCGTGTTCGTGATGTACCCGGTCGCGCCATTGGCGATGGTCGTCGAGTTGACGATGCCGAACGCCGTATCCGAGGCGCTGGCGACCTTGGCCACAATCGGGGCCCCCGTGCCGTTGTTGTACCCGGTGACCTTGACCACGTCGCCCTTGACCAGCGCCTCGCCCGCGATGACGAACACGTCGATGTTCCCGGCGGCGACCTCATGCCACGTCGTCCCGTCGTCATACCAGAGCTTGTAGACGCCCGTGTCGGCGGTAATCCACTTGCGGCCTGCCGTCCCGGCGACTGGCCGTGAGGCCAGGGTCGAGGACTGGACGTGGATGCCCGTGTCGGCGTCGTGCGCGACGTAGGCGGTGCGGATGGTGTTATCGTTGCCCCGGACGACGTTGGCGTCGAGCGGGCCACCGTTCACCGGGGTGGCGAAGGCAGAAACGGAATGTGAGCCAACCGTGGTAGCCATTAGCGGCGTCCTAGCGCAAAGGTTTCAACTTGTACCCGACTGAAGACCGGCAGCGCCGCCCCTGAGTCGGTGATGGTCATATCGACGTAGTAGCCCGTCCCACCCATCGGGATGCGGTAGTTGCGGCTCCCCGAGCCACCCCAAATCCCCGTATCCCAGTTCTCCAAAATCGACCAAATCCCCGCCGAGCTGGGGGGCAGCTGGTAGCTCCCCGCCGATTCGTCGGTGCTCCACGTCACCGAAGAGTTCTTGGACCCCTTGAGCTGGGCCGTGACATACCCCCAGCGCAGCGCCTTGGACAGCGCATCGTCCCCGCAGTAGAAGCGGTGCATCTGCGCCACCATCGTGTAGGGCGTCCCGCCCGTCCCCGCCGCCGAGGCGTTATCGGTGTAGATGAGCGGGGCATCGCAGAGCGAGACCCAGCCATCGTTATCCCCGCGCATCACCACCGGCAGCCCGTCGTCGTCGATGACCTCGAAGAAAGCCGTCGTGTCCGGCGAGATATAGGCGTTATCCCACGGTCCCGACCACGCATTGAGGACCAAGTGGTACTGGTAGCACCCGATGCCAGGAATCGAAATCCACAGCTCCTTGGTCGCCCGATTGACGATGCAGCGGATGTTGTCAAACTCCGCCGAGGAGAGCGAACGGATGAGCGGGAGGAGCGGGTCCGGCTGCTGTGGCGTCCCGACCGGCGCGACCTCCATCTCGTTACAGCGATACAGCCCGCGCTCGGAGATGAAATAGGCGATGTTGTTCGAGGCGACGATGGACTTGTTGGCAATCGTCCCCACGTCGGCCGTTAACGCCGCCGGCTGGACGGTGATGTCGTCCTGCCCAAACCCCGTGAGCCGGGAAATACCGCGCCGGTGGAAGATGAGCAGGCTGGTGTTAATCGAGGCCAGCCCGACAATCGCCTCATCGCCGAAGGTGCGGACGATAATCTGCCCGCCACCCAGCGCCCCGTTGCCCAGCGTGTCGCCCTTGTTGATGTCCGAATAGAAGATGCTGTCTGGGAACGAGCTGTTGCCCGTCCCCCACAGCCGCTCGTTGTGGACCTGAATCGTATCGACCGCGACGGTGCCGGTGATGTTCGTGTTCAGCGCCGACCCGGTCCACTCGTTGAGCAGGCCGCCGTCGGCGATGAAGACCACGTCGTTCCCGGCCGTGTTGCGGAACTGGGCAAAGGTCGGGGCCACGGTCGTGGACAGCGCCCCGGTCTGCCCCGTCCACGTCACCGGGAACGCCCCGTAGGTCGTGGTGTAGAGCGTCCCGTTGGCCACAGCCAGAATCTGCTCGGTCCCGCTGTCCTTGCTCCAGTTGTACCCGTTGAGCACAGGGTGCGCGGACAGGACGGCGCTGGAGATGCGCTGCGTCCCGCCCCGCTTCGTGATGGCCCCATAGTCCGTGAGCCGCGCGTTCGCGGTCTGCCGGAGCTGGTTCGGGGCCAGCGCGATGTCGTCGGAGATGGCGTTGAGGCCCCCTTCCATCGTGGGCTGGCCATCGACTACCTTCTCGCGCGCCATCAGCCGCCCGCCCAGTCGTACTTCTGGTCAGGGTAGGCGAGCATCGTCGGGTTAATCGTGCGCCGCCGGATGTCATCCAGCATCCCCGCGCGAATCTCCGCCGCCTCCCGCTTCAAGACCTGCGCGGCATTGGACTCGGCCCCGCCCTTGTTGAGGAGCCGAGCCCCCGCCTCGTTCGCCAAGACCCACTCCCCGCCCAGCGGGAAGGTGATGGTCGAGGCATCCGTCGCCAGGTCACTCAAGCTGGTCGGCTTGTAGTTGACCGCGACATAGAGCGTCGTGCCAGAGGCCACCGGCAGGATTTGCGCCTGCTCCCCGACGATGTAGTACAGCCGGGGGTAGGTCGGCAGGTAGTTCGTGGTGGTCGCCAGCGGCACATCTTGGAACCGGGTTTGGCCATACAGCACATTCCCGTCCGAGACGGACAGGATACGGTACATGTTCTGCTGGCTGTCCCCGCCCCCACTATTCAGGTCGGTGAACGCCACCACCCCGTTCGCGTCGGTCGTAACCGTCCGCATCGCGTAGGTGTAGTACTGCGTCGCGTTCAGCAGGTTCGACCATTCGTCGTCATACACGAGGTTCAGCGCACTCTTGATGGTGCTGTCCGACCACCGCTCCGACCCCGTCGCGTCCATCACCTCGCGCGTCAAGGTCACCAACTCAGCTCGACTGATGGCCATACCGGTCTCGAAAAGGGGTTAGCTAACCTTCTTAGGGCGGCCGCGCTTCTTGGGCGCGACCGGCGACTCCAGCGCCTCGACCAACGCCTCCTCAATGGCGGCATCGACCGGCGCGGACTCGTTATACGCCTGCACATGGTCCGCCATATTGCGGACCTCGTCCTTCGGGTACATCCGAAACACCCGCTCCAAGTGGGCTGGCGCTTCGTCAATGCTACAATCCACCGGCACATAGCCGATGATGTCATAGGCGCTGGCGGGGTCCGTCTGGCCCGTCTGCACCCGTTCCCACCGCCGGTCCTCTGGTCCCCAGGCCAAACAAACGGCCCAGTGCTCCCCGGTGTGTGTCAGAAACTTGAGGCTAAGTCCGGCGTGGAGAGCCCGGAGCCGCGCTACGACATGCGTAGGCGGCTCGGGCAGGCCGGCGCTGTTGAGCAGCACCGGCACGAATTACGCCTCCACCAACAGTTCGATGTTGACCATGAGGTCAACGGCCGCCGTGCCCACCGAACTGGTGGTCGTGACGACGAACTGGAGGGTGTCCCCCGTATCGAGGGTGCGCTGCGCGTCGGTCAGCGTGGAGAGGAGGGCAACCGCCAGCCCCTCCTTCGCCGTCAGCGCCTCAAGGTCGACATTCGCCGTGAGGGTGACGGCCGCATTGGCCGACGCATCGTACTTCTGGATGACGCCGAGAATCGTGCCGCCGGACGAGGCCGGCACCACGCTCGCGGAGACGACGGCGCGATTGATGTAGCACTTCGCCGGATGCGAGCCGAAGTTGTACGTCGTCGCACCGCTGTCGCCGATGGCGGCATCGCACCGCCCCACGAGCAGGTTCGGCAGGACGCCGAGCCGGCCCGGGATAGGCGCAAAGATGTTATAGGGCATGTGGTATCCTCAGGTGGGGTGAGGGCCGAAGCCCCCACCCCGACCCAGTGAAGGTTAGGCGACGTGGCTGTAGCGAGCCGTGTCGGTGTACCCCGTGATGCTCCCGTGCGCGTTACGCGCCAGGCAGGCGAGGTTCCCGTACCAGCCGTAGGTCGTCTCGAAGGCATCGCGGCCCTGGAGCCAACGCCACGGGCCCGCGCCCTCGAACTCGACGAAGCCCCAATCCTTCGCATCCACCCACGCGAGCGACGGGAGGTGGAGGAGGTAGATGGTCCCAGCCGGGACATAGTAGTCCTGGACCATCGGGATGCCCGCGACCTCAAGGGCCTTGTAGCCGCCCTTGATGGTGGTCGAGAACTCGCTGGCGGTGAACCGGCGCTGGCCGACCATCGACTCCATGAGCTTCTTGGCGAGGCCCGGGGTCGTCATGAGGAGGAAGTCCTTCGGACGCACCATCGCGTCCTTGCCCGACCGCCCCGCAATCTTCTGGATGAGGTCCCAGATGTCCGACTCGGTCGGCTGGTTCACATCCGGCGTGTCCGTGCCCGCGACCATGCGGGTGGCATCCCAGATGGGATAGCTGGACTGCGCGATGTTGTGGAGCGTCCCGTAGGACCCGCCACGGTTGGTGATGTTGATGAGGCCGTTCATCGCGCCGTTGAACGAGGTGTCCGACGCGGTGGCCTTGACGAGCTTGTCCGACACGTCCATCCCGGCGATGCCGGGGCTGGCGAGCGTCAGGGTCGCGTTGTCGCCGCTGTTCGAGATGGCGGTGACCTGCGCGCGGCCAAGGACGGCGTTGCTGCTGGAGTCATCGAGGACGGCGATGGTGTCGCCGACCGAGATGAGGAGCGAGCCCTGCCCAGCGCCGCTCACGCCGTAAGGCGAGGAGACGATGATGCTGGTGGCGCTCGACGCGGTCCCGATGAGGGCGACGACGCCGTCCGCCTTATTGTGGAGCGCCTGCTGCATGAGCAGGGTGGACGCCTCCTTGATTTCCTCCATCGTCTTCTTGGCGATGGTGGTGAAAGCGGCATCCTTGGACTGCGTGCCAACGAAGGCGAGCCCGTCAATCTGGCGGGTCGTGTACGCACGAACCACGCCGACGTTCGCCTGGACTTCCGTGGCGGTGGTGTCAGGCGGGAAGTACCCGGCCGACGAGAAGGTCGCCCCAGCCGGACGGCCGGTCACGACATCGAAAAACACGTTGTTGCCGCCCCAGCGCATGTTGCGCGGGCCGCCGGCACGCCCCTTCTCAAGCTGCGCGAGAAGCGGGGTGACGAGGTTCTGCACCTTCTCGCGGAACTGCGAGTAGACGTTCTTGAGGAGCCCAGTGAGCTCCGCATCGGTGATAACAGTCGGTGAAGGCATGGTGCCTTAATTCCTTGAGTGAGAGATTAACGAATCGACGCGAGGATTTCGCTCATCGCACTATCGAGGGCGTCATCCACGGTCTTGGGTTTCGTCGCCTTCTTGGACGACGAGGCCGGGGTCGCGGCACGACCGACGGGCTTGGTGGCCTGTCCAAGCATCCGCTTCGCCTTCTGCGCTTCGACCTGTGCTTTCACGGCAGCTTGCTGCGCCTCCGCGACCTGCGGCGGGGTAGCAGTCTCACTGCGGCGGGCATGGGTCATCTGCGCCCAAACGGCGAGGTCATTCACGATGTACTGCCGGGCGGCATCATACGCTGACGCGGGAAGGTAGGCTTGGCCATTCGGCCCGACTTGCGCGTGCAGCTGCATGGCATATGCCATCCGCTCTTCCAACTCGGCCGGGGTCACGGTAGGCAGGGCCTGAGCAATCAGGTCCAGCGCCGGGGATACCTCGGACGTGTAAAACTGCTGTCCTGCATTGGTGATGGAGGCCATCTGGGCTTCCATCCGAATCCGCTGCACCTCTTGTTCCGCACGCTCGGCCCGCTTCTCTGGGCTGTTTTCCGCCTGATAGGCGTCGCGTACCGAGAGGAAAAAGTCCTCATCTTGCAGGATACGCTCCAGCTGCGCCTCCCGCTCCTGTACTATCCGCGCCAGCTCCTCCCGCTCCTCCTGAAGCTCACGCGCCTGCTGCTCGGTCTGCTTGAACTGCTGCTCGCGGGCCTCGTTATAGACCCCGAACTGCGCCAACTTGACCACTTGGTCGAGCCGGTCCTGTCGGACCTTCCCGTTGGCCTTGTACTCGACGATAAGGGCGGGGATTTCGACCTCGCCTTCCGCGTCCTTCAGCACAAACTCGGTCGCCAGCTTGTCGGCCACGACCGGCACCGCCACATACCCTTCGGGGAGGTCAACGGCCTCCTCAGGTTCAGCGGTTTCCTCGCTGTCCGCCTCTGTTTCCTCGGATTCTGGGGCGGTTTCCTCGGATTCGGCGGCTGGTGCAGCCGTTTCCTCGGGCTCGTCGGCAGCTGGTTCGACCTCTGGCGCGGGGGCAGGCGTCGCAACGCTCTGCATCGCGGCCTCGGCGGCCTCTGACAACGCGGCACTGATGTCCATCGGTACTCCTTACGATTGGCGAGACAGGATGTCCGCCTGCTGCGCGGCAACCTCCGCTTCCGGCGCACCCGCCAGCCCCTGCTGGAGCATAGGCGCGACGCCGATAGGGGGATTCCCGGCCGCAAGTGGCAGCTGACTCGGCGGGAGAGAGGGCACACTGGCGGCGCCAGGGCCAGCCGGGGGACCGCCTGCCGGCCCCATGGCCGGTGGAGCGCCGCCCCCCTGCTTCTGCGTGGCCTGATTGGCCAAAGCAATCCACCGCTCCTGCGCGGCGGCAATAATCGTCGGGTCCAAGTCGTCCTGAAGCAGAATCTCCCGCTCCAGCACGTCCTGATGAATCGCTTCGTTGTCCTGCCAGCGCAGGTCGGGGACCGGCAGCCCCATCCGCAGGGCATCGGCCACCCGCTTGGCGCGGGCCTCTTGGTCTTCGTCGGGCGTGGCGATGTCCTTGGCGACCGCGAACATCTGCCGACGCCGGTACTCCTTCGCGTCAATCACGCCGGTCTGGAGCCAGTTGTCGAGCAGGTAGAGCCGGAAGGCCATCGGCATCGGCATGAGCGTCGCCGGCTCCACGCGGACATCCGACTGCCCGTCGAAGTCCGTGGTGCTGACCGCCCGGGCCAGGTCCGGCCGGCCCTTGCCGACCGCGCCCAAGGCACGCGGCACATCGTAGCCCCATGCC